TTTTTTCTTAAATACAGTATGTTGTGCATTTGTTGCCTTTCTTACTTTAGTTTAGATTAGTGAATTTTTACTGCTGTGCTACTGCTTTGATTGTAACAAAAATTGTTGTGCTTGCGTGGTTTTGTTGTTTTGTGGATATGTTGTGGACTGAATGTGGGTTTAATGTGGGTATAGGGAAATGGGTTTGAGAGCTTTATAAAACCTTGTTTGTGGGTAATGTGGATAACTATGAAGTCTATATGCTAGTAGATTGATTTTTGATGTATGGCATGTGTCTGGATCGCTGTATGCACGATAACGCTACCAGCTATTCGTGCGATTTAAAACACCATGTCCACATTGTCCATTTGTCCACACTTTTCCTTTTTCCTTAATCTGTGGGTAATGTGGATAACCTTAAAACATAATGTCCACATAACCCACATAATCATTATCTGGACTGTATAAGTCCCTATTTAAAATGCCTTGTCCACATGGCACACATAATCCACATTAGATTATGTTTGTCTGTATGTGTCTGGTTTTTGTTTGTTTGTCAAACATGAGACAAACACCATGTTAGCCCATGCCCACATAGATGTTAGTTAAGACTTACACTTGTGCAAGTTAGTGCCTACTAACCATAGGGCATTTAATTTTTGCATGGGGGGGGTAGGGCCGAGCCGAACGGCCCTATGGCGGCGGAGCGTTTGCGCAAACTTTTTATTTTTTTATAAAAAATCTATGATAAGATTCCAGCATGTTTGATAACTTTCATTCCTATGTGTATGAGCCACGCAAGCTAGAGGCTACCGAGGCTAGATTGCAACGCATATATGATGCTGCCAAGTTAGGACTCAAAGGCGACACACTTGCCCTTGCTGCTGGGATGCGCCCTACCGAATACCGACAGCTCACGCAACTAGATCCTATTGCAGAGTATGCAGAGCAAAAAGGCAAAGCCGATGGCGAGATGGAGTTATCAGCAATATTGCACAAAGCCGCAGCTGATGGCGACGCTAAAGCTGCGCTAGAAATTCTCAAGCACCAGCATGGCTGGGTAGCTAAACAACAACTGTCGATAGATGTTGAGCAACGCATCTCGATCACAGCCGCACTCGAACAAGCGCAACAGCGCGTCATCGAAGGCGTGTTCAAACAAGTAGAAAATCAACCAACCGACGCAGAAGCGTTCCACGTGAAACCTGAACTGAAACAAAAAGTCGCTTAAATGCAATCCACCATCTACTCAGCGCAAGACGAACAAGAGTTAATGTCACGCCTGTGGAGTCCTGCGATTAAGGACAATCCACTAGCGTTTGTGATGTATTGCTATCCGTGGTCGCAACAAGGCACGCCGCTTGAGAATTTCACAGGGCCTAGAAAATGGCAACGTGAGATCTTACTGGACATCGCCGAACATATTAAACAGAATCAAGGCAAGCTGGATTTTGATGTATTACGGGAAGCGGTAGCGTCTGGGCGTGGAATTGGTAAGTCAGCGCTAGTCTCATGGTTAGAACATTGGATGTTGTCTACCCGAATAGGCGCAACCGTCATCGTGTCGGCTAACTCGGAAAGCCAGCTTAGGTCAGTCACCTGGGCGGAGATAACGAAGTGGTTATCCATGTCCATCAACAGCCATTGGTTCGAAGTGAGCGCTACTAGAGTAATGCCAGCCAAATGGTTGACTGAGCTAGTCGAACGTGATCTGAAAAAAGGCACAAGGTATTGGGGTGTTGAAGGACGGCTGTGGTCGGCGGAGAATCCTGATGCTTACGCTGGAGTTCACAACTACGACGGGGTAATGGTTATATTCGATGAGGCGTCGGGTATTGATGATTCTATCTGGGCGGTGACGTCTGGGTTTTTCACGGAGAATACGCCCAACAGGTTTTGGATGGCGTTTAGCAACCCACGACGGAATAGCGGGTATTTTTATGAGGCGTTCCACTCTAAGCGGGAGTTTTGGAAAAACCGCAACATCGACTCACGCCAAGTCGAAGGTACAGACAAGAATGTCTATGAGCAGATCATCGCTGAGTACGGCTCGGACTCGGTGCAAGCCCACGTCGAAGTGTACGGTCTGTTCCCGAACGCGTCCGATGACCAGTTCATCAGCGTCAACACAGTTGAAGAAGCGATGCAACGGGAAAAGTACAAGGATAATACAGCGCCTATCATCATTGGGGTTGACCCTGCACGTTTTGGCTCGGACTCAACCGTCATCGCTGTCAGACAAGGGCGAGATGTTATAGCCATCAAGCGGCACAAGGGCGACGATACGATGGAAACAGTTGGGCGAGTCATTGAAGCCATCGAGGAATATCAGCCAACGCTAGTCAACATCGACGAAGGTGGGTTAGGAGCTGGTGTAGTGGATAGATTGAAAGAGCAGCGCTATAAAATCAAAGGTGTTAACTTCGGGAACAAAGCAAAAAATAGTATGATGTATGGTAACAAACGGGCGGAGATGTGGGGCGATATGCGAGAATGGCTTAAGTCAGCCAGCGTGCCTACGGATCGGTACTTGAAAAGTGATCTGATCTCGCCCATGATGAAGCCTGATAGCAAGGGCAGCATATTCTTGGAATCAAAGAAAGACATGAGATCAAGAGGGTTAGCGTCACCTGACGCAGCCGACGCTATTGCATTGACTTTTGCGTTTCCTGTTGCACATCGGGAATATAAGGGTATAATCCGAAAGAATACGTACCAGAATCAAGGTGCGGTCTCTAATTCTTGGATGGGAAGTTAGATGGCGACTAAACACAGCAAACCGATACCGCGCACGACCACGGGTAAGGGTAAGAACTATAACCCAACTGATAAGGGTGCGGGGATGACCGCCAAGGGGCGAGCCGAGTACAATGCAAAAAACAACAGTAATTTGAAAGCCCCTGCACCGAATCCGAAAACAAAAGCAGATGCTGGTAGAAAAGCATCGTTTTGTGCCAGAATGTCTGGCGTTGTTAAACACGCTAAAGGCGATGCACCACGCGCTAAAGCGGCCCTTAAAAGTTGGAACTGCTAAAGGAGAAATAAATGGCAACTAAACCTGGACTATATGCTAATATTCTTGCTAAACGTGCAAGAATAGAAGCAGGATCTAAAGAAAAAATGCGCAAAGTGGGGGCAAAAGGTGCGCCAACTGCTAAAGATTTTAAAGATTCAGCTAAAACTGCAAAGAAAGGCAAATGACCATGCCGTTAAAAAAATCAGCTAGTCCTAAAGCATTTCGTGAAAATGTGAAAGCCGAAATAAAAGCAGGCAAGCCTGTCAAACAAGCGGTGGCAATCGCCTACGCTACCAAACGCAGCGCAGCTAAACCAGCAGGCAAAATGAAAAAATAATGGCATACGACCAGTCAAACATGAACCTTGTCGGTAAAGTAGCCGACATTGGTAGCAACCCAACAACTAATGAAGATCCAAAGGATAAGCTATCTATGATGCGCTCACGCTTTACAACAGCGTTGTCAGCGTATAGCGAATCCCGTGAAGATGAATTAGATGACCTTCGATTTATGGCTGGTTCTCCAGATAATCAATGGCAATGGCCTGCTGACGTATTGGCAACTAGAGGATCTGTTCAAGGACAGACCATCAACGCTAGACCTTGCCTCACTATTAACAAACTGCCTCAACACGTCAGGCAAGTTACTAACGAACAACGTCAAAATCGACCCTCTGGGAAGGTAATCCCTGCGGATGATAAAGGCGACGTTGAAGTTGCTGAAATCTTTGATGGCATGGTGCGTCATATAGAGTACATCTCTGATGCGGATGTAGCCTATGATACGGCTTGCGACAATCAAGTCACTTACGGTGAAGGTTATATCCGTATTTTGACCGAGTATTTAAACGATGCAACTTTTGATCAAGACATTCGTATTGGGCGAGTTCGCAATGCTTTTAGCGTTTACATGGATCCAATGATTCAAGACCCATGCGGGTCGGACGCTGAATATTGTTTTATTACAGAAGATATACAAAAAGCTGAGTACGAAAGGGAGTTCCCAGACGCTGCGCCACTCTCATCCATGCTAGCGCAAGGTGTAGGTGATTCCTCACTTAGCCAATGGATAAACGAAAATACAATCCGTATTGCTGAATACTTCTATTACAAACATACACCAACTAAACTCAATCTGTACCCAGGCAATATGAGCCATTTTGACGGCTCACCTGACGATAAGCAGATGAAGATGATGGGTTTAAAGCCAATCAAGAGTCGGATGGTGGATGTTAAAAAAGTTATGTGGATGAAAACCAACGGCTTTGAAGTGTTAGAAGAAAGAGAATGGGCAGGCAAGTATATTCCTGTTATTCGGGTAGTTGGTAACGAATTTGAAGTCGATGGTCGTCTGTATGTGTCAGGCTTAGTGCGAAACGCTAAAGATGCCCAAAGAATGTATAACTACTGGGTTAGCCAAGAAGCTGAAATGTTGGCATTGGCACCAAAAGCACCGTTTATTGGTTACGGCGGTCAGTTTGAAGGCTATGAACAAAATTGGAAAACGGCTAATACAACCAATTGGCCTTATTTAGAAATTAACCCAGATGTAACGGACGGCGCAGGCGCCGTATTGCCATTACCGCAACGCGCCCAACCGCCAATGGCATCAAGTGGGTTATTGCAAGCAAAAGCTGGCGCATCCGATGACATTAAATCTACCACAGGCCAATACGACTCGAGCTTAGGTGCCACAAGCAACGAACGCTCAGGTCGGGCTATCCTGGCAAGAGAGAAACAAGGCGATACAGGTACTTATCACTATGTTGATAATCTATCCCGTGCTATTCGCCATGTAACTCGACAACTAGTCGATATGATCCCTAAAATCTATGATACCGAGCGTATTGCAAGGATTGTAGGCTTAGATGGTGAAGTCGATATGGTGAAGATTAACCCAATGCAACCTGAAGCCGTCAAAAAAATCATTGATGAGCAGGGTATGGTCATAGAAAAAGTCTATAACCCTAGCGTTGGTACATACGATGTAGTAGTTACTACTGGCCCAAGTTACATGACTAAGCGTCAAGAGTCATTAGATGCAATGAGCCAACTATTGCAGGGCAACCCGCAACTTTGGTCGGTAGCTGGTGATTTGTTTGTTAAGAATATGGATTGGCCTGGCGCGCAAGAAATGGCAAAACGCTTTGCTAAGACAATTGATCCAAAATTAATGCAAGATGACGATAAACCCCCTGAGCTACAGGCTGCTGAACAACAGATTCAAGCAATGGGCCAAGAACTCGACCAATTACAAGGGATGCTACAAAATGTTAATAAATCAATGGAAGCTCAAGATCTCCAACGTAAAGAATTTGAAGCCACTATTAAAGCGTTTGATGCAGAAACTAAAAGACTTACTGCCGTTCAAGCGTCCATGACACCTGAACAGATTCAAGATATTGTTATGGGTACGATTAGCGGCATGATTACTAGCGGTGATTTGATTAATGAAATGCCTGGGCGAGAAATGCCTGAAATGAATGAGCCAATGCCTGAACAGATGCAAGGCCAAATGCCACCTGAGATGATGCAAGGGCAAATGCCACCCCCACAACAACCAATGGCAGTACCACCTGAAGGGATGCAACAATGAAAGGCGCAGATTTTGTAGGTTTATTCTTTCTAGCCCGTGATGTAACGCATAGTGTGCATTTAAACACTAGAAGTTACTCAAAACACAAGGCTTTACAAAAATTTTATGAAAATATCATTGATTTAGCCGATGATTTTGCTGAAACATACCAAGGACGATATGGTTTATTAGGGCCAATTAGCTTGATGTCAGCCAAAAAAACATCAAATGTTATTGAATTTTTAGAAAATCAACTTGCTGAAATAGAATCTGTGCGTTACGATGTATGCGATAAAGAAGATACACCGTTGCAGAATTTAATTGATGGTATTATTGAGTTATATTTAAGAACGCTGTATAAATTACGCTTTTTAGCATAAGGAATAATAATAATGGAACTTTTAAGACCTTTAGCCGATGCCAATTATCCTGCTGCTACTGTTTCCTACACAGGTACGGCAGGCGTTACGTCTACTTGGGGCGCAGGCCCACAAGGTGTGGTTGTATGGTCAACTACACCAGCGTACATTTTAGTAGGTGAAGGCGTTACAGCTACTACTTCTAGCACACCAATACCAGCTTATACGCCAATTCCGTTTACAGTACCACCAGGTACAGGCGCCCCGTGGCGTGTAAGTGCAATCCGTGTTACGGATAGCGGCGACGTGTATTGCAAACCAATTAATATTCGATGAGTTGGGGAGTTGCCCTTCGTAATGGAGTAGCTATCGGATTAGGTAGTGTTATTACTTTATTTTCAGGCACTCGTGACGGTGGAGCATCTGTATCAAACCTTTTAACTGAAGCCAGTAATAATCTTGTACAAGAAGATAATGGGCTTATTTTGTTGGAGTAATTTATGGCGGTTAATCTTTCTCCTGTTGGTGGCGTTGCCCAGCAATTCTTTTCCGATAATGGCGTTCCATTATCAGGCGGGTTGTTGTACACATACGCGGCAGGAACAACAACCCCACAAACAACTTATACATCGTCTAGCGGTGGTATAGCACATAGCAACCCAATTATTTTAAATTCGGCTGGGCGTGTGGCTAGCGGTGAAATTTGGATAACTAATCAAATTAGCTACAAATTTGTATTAAAAGATAGCAACAATGTTTTAATTGCAACGTATGATAATATTAATGGTATTAATTCTATTAACGCATTT